ATCATATCGGGCATATTGGATAGGAATTCTCTCATCGTCACATTTATGGTAACTCGGGTCATACTCATTTTTCTTAATCAATGTCTCCCACTTTGGGAATCCATTGAGTATCTCTGTTACACTAACACCTCGTCTACGAAATTCTTGCCAATCCCCTCCTGTCATCTCCTCCAATCCTTCTTCCAACATTAGTCTCTCATTCATTGGGTTGACGCTATACTCTAGTGCTACTTGGTAGAGAAAGAACAAGCCATCATACGCAATCCGATTCGATGCATATGTCCCATAAGCGTGACCTATACAGGATAACATTATTTCAATCGGCCCCCTACTCCTAACATCTCGACCCCAACCAACCCTAACCCAGAATTCAAAGGCTTCTCGGAAGGGCAAGTAACGGGGCTGCCTATCGAGTGCAACATAAGGATTTAGCACTGCTTGCTGTCTACAGAAGGTCATCCCTTTATGAACTAAGTAACCACCTTTTTGGCTACTAAGGAAGCTTATTCCATTTCTTAGCCCCCTAATCCTCACTCCAAAATGTTCCCACATGAAATGCACAAAAACAGTCCCTCCCAAATATTTCTGCACTAGAGGATCATTAGTCATGTTGTAGACATGATCATCTCCATACACAATTAATGCCACAAGCCACATCATTGCATCTTCTAACTGCTCCTTGTGAGAATCTGGAGCATTCATTATCTGGAACACACCAAATAAAAAGAACCAAAGACACATTATCCATGAGTCCCCATGTGATGTATTATAAATTCCACTTGGCATGCCTCCGGTTTTGAAACCCCATATCTTTCCGAACATATGTGTTAGACGCACCACAATTGTCCGTATTAAGAACCTCGTTATCTTTTTCCTCATCTCGTAATCTGGTCCTGTGGGTATATCATAAACCAATCCAAAGGAAAAGTATAGATCAATGAATCTCTCCCAAACCGATTGGTCAAAATTTTCAACGTCTCCTTCCACCAATATGTGAAGCCACTCAGTAAGAATATCAATTTTTAATTTCTTAGCTATCTCATCCATTCCTCCATTACTCCATTTCATGCCTACACATATCGGCCCTCTTCGCTCAAGCATCATCCGAAGCTCACTCACCATTCGTTCCATTAAAATAAATATCGAGCTTGGGATAACAAACAGTCGACACTTATGTCTCCATGCAGCATAAGCGACAGGATCATATTGTTTGTCCTTAGAATAATAAACTTCATTTTTT